ATTGGTTGGTGATATACCTTACCCTCCCACCACTCTGGGTATAATCCAGTTAGGTGATAAGAAAGCTCCATGCTACCACAGTAACTCTTGCCTATACGGTTAGCAGCCATCAGGAGCCTCTGGTTGGCCTGTGAGCCACTCTTATGGAACTTTAGCTGGTAGGGGTAGGGGTCATAAGCATCTACCCTGTTAAAGCGTTCTCGCTGCCTTAACTCCTTTAAAAGTTCTAATGCTCTAGTGTTTGAGGAGGGCATCTAATTCCCTCTGGATTTCCTCGTTGGACATGGCTTCGATTGTGGTAGTTTCGATTCGCTCGACGGGTTTAAGTCCAGCTCTGTCCAGTAGGTCACGGACAGCACCCAATCTGACTGACTCGGATTCAGCCTTCTCAGCAAGTTCCGAAAGCCAGCGTAACCCTGCTGGAACCTTGTCCTGTAAGAGTCTCTGTGTTGCTTCTCGTATCTCATTGTTAAACTGCGCCTTTAATTGTGATCCCTTAATCTTTGCTGTTTTCTCTGAATAGCCAGCCTCTATCGCTGCCTTGGTAGCATTACCAGTCAGTGTGTAGTATTCAATGAATTTGTCTTGTAGTATTGTCATTAACCAACACCAAGACCTTCATGGTCTGTATAACCAGTTTCATCCATACCTGCCTCACCTCTAGTATTCCTAGCTAACGCTGCAAATTGTTTATTTGTCAAGCCACCAAAATCTAAACCCATAGCTTCAACGGCTGCATTTATTTCCCTTTCTGAAGCCTCGCCTCTATCCCTATTGGCATTTAACATAGCTCGTATCTCATTACGCACTCTTGCTGTTTGCTGCGCTGCCGTCTTCTCTGCTTGCTGTTGCTGTTGTATTTGTTTCTGTTTAGCTGCCATTGCCTTCTGCACTCTAGCTAACCGAGCTTTATCATCCTTATCTTTCTTTGCTTTAGCCACTTTCTCGTCATGTGCTAGTTGCTTGGCTATTGCTTTCAACCTTTCATTCTCCTCTTTATTGGAAGATTGGAAGGGCTTATCTACCCAATTTGTGGTTGTTTGGGTAGGCTTAGTAATCGCAGCTACAACCTCATCAAGATACTTGTTCCCTAAAGTATGTGTAGGAACCACCCCAGGTTGAAACGTAGACTCTTCAGATATAGTTACTGCTGGAGCTAAACCCATCCCTGGTGCTACAGTTACTGTCGTACCAGGATCAGATGAATCTACATGCCCCAGTAAGGAGTTAGCAACCTCAACATCATGCTTACTTAGGCCCAAACTTTTAGCAATAGAGTCATTCCATAGTTGTGTTTGAGGGTTATCCTGATAATTCTGGGCTATGGCTAAAGCAACATTCTTCGTAGCATTAGGGTCTTCAAAATGTTTGTCCATCAGGTCTGTAATATCTGTCTCACCCTCGTCAGTATACATGGTCTGACCAGTGTTCTGACCAGAAGTTCTCAGTCCTGGCTTCATTCCAGTCATACGCCACCCAAGATCTATAGCAGCAGGTATATCTATGTTCCCTGTCAAATCTGGCATAACATCACCCTGGTTGTCAGCAGTAGGCACACCAACAACAGTAGGCGTACCAAATATACCACTAGCATCCTTTTGCCCCCATCCTGTACCCAACCCAATCATTGAGGGGGTAGAGGCTCTATATTCAGGAGCAACGAACATGTTACTTTGGTTTATGTTGCTTCCTATAGGTGTTCCTGGCGGTATTACGCCAAGGTTAAGATAATCTTGATCTGTTTGTGGGTTTACAGAAAGGTTGCTGGCTGGCACAATCCCAGTATCCTGATTAACGGCTGCCTGTATATTAGGCATTGTGTTATCTAGTAGCTGCAACTCAGTCTCTGCTGGCAATGTAGCTGTAGGCATATTCTCTGTAAACATTGAGTAGTCAATAACAGGTCTAACAGGATCGTCTGTAACCACACTGTAATCAATCATAGGAGGTTGATTGGATACCATATCAGTAAGCATACCCATCTGTGGTGAAAACCCCCCATAATTTTGGGTAACACCTGAACCACCCGCTACCGATTGAGGTAGGGTGCTTTCTACGTGTAGCGCAGCAGGACTACCCCACATACTGAAGTTACCAGTAGCCTCTTGATTTAACGTACTTAAAGGTGAGGTAAACGAGGATTGGTCATAGAATGGCAATGTGGGTTTCACGCCAGAATATAACATACCCTGGAGTTCGTCTTCATCTACCCATTGTCCATTAATCCATGCCATTATTTCTCTCTCAATTGTGGGTATTTATTATATACACAGCTTTTTATCCCAGAAGGGCTTGGTGCATTATGTGCTAGTTTTAAAGCAGACTTGGCTCTCTTTAACGTATTCACAGGAAAACTACCCGCAGGTGCACCACCAGCAGGACCACAGAAATCAGAGGATTTAACCCTCTTATATTTCCCTACGTTGGAACCTCCAGGTTTCTTCCTGGCCTTTCTTTGTTTAGGTGTAAGCTTGATCTCCTGTCTCCTTCTATATGACGGTTTATTCGATCCTTCCTCTATATGGCGGTTTATTCATTAGGACGTAAGTATATAGGGAGCACCACTTCTAATACCGTCCACAACTGTATATTAGATACTCCTTATGTTCCTTATTTTACCCTTGGGTTAGAAGGATGGATATATATATAAAAGAGAAAATAAAAAGGGGGGTGGGGTACCCCTGTCATCACTGATATATTACTAGATATATCACTATATCCCTGCCCATTGTGGGGCTTTACTGATATATTAGTTCTGGATTAAACCTTATCGCGTGTCCGGTTTACGAACTAACCAGAACCTAGGAACTGGGAAACCCTAGAACCTGTGTGTGAGTGTGTGGGAACTTTATCTTATTTACCTATCATTGGTTCATCATTGGTACTATACTTCCTGCTATAACCTTGTTACATTCTCTATACCGATTCACTACATGAGATCTCTTATGATTAATGTTACTGTTGTTCTACATGAGTTAGACGGGCATCAGGTAGAGGTTAGTCAGACTAGCATTCTATCTGAAGGATTCGCGCCACAGTGTGCACAGAATGCCTTGCAGACTTACAATCAAGCGCATAAGACTGATAATTTCACTGCAACAGATGCTAAAGTGTATAGTTCTGTCGGTACCTTAATTGCAAACATTACGAGGTAACACCATGGTATATTCTTACTTCCAGACACGTGAACAGGCTGAACTGTGGGCCGATAGTAACCTTACTTTGAAGGTAGGCCAGCGATACACTATCAGTAGAGTATTTGACCAACAGGGCGCATTGTACGCTGTCTATTACCCCCTTAACGCTAGACGTTGACACACTAGAGTAGATTCTGTTAGAGTCTACTCTGTTGTATTAACTAACAGAGGTAACCATGATGGATGATAAATTAGTAGAATTCTTACACGATTTAGACGCTTTAATGGCTCAATGGTTGACCGACAATACTGTAGAGGTATTCGAGGAGCAGCCACAAATAGACTACTTACGTAGTCAGGTAAACGAGTTACTAACAGAGGTTTAGCACAATGAAGAATGTAGCACGTAGTACAGGCAAACTTGAGTTTGTTAAGAGATTGCCCAGTAGTAAGAATGGAAACCCGCGCTTTCTGGTTAAGGTTGACGGCTGGACATGTTCTACGCAACCTGATACCCAACTAGGCTATTCTATTCAGAATTGGTGGAATAAGACAGTAACGGCTGATATTGGCACTCACTATACCACAAGACAGATAGACAATATGTGGTGTGATGATGCGAAACCCAGGGATTACTGGTCTAAGTTTCCTAACACTTCAACAGAGGTATAAACCATGAAATTTGTAGAATTATGCGCTGACAAGAGTGACGCCGACCTGAACATAGATATATACCTAGACTGGGTAAATAACTACCTGACCATTAAGAAAATGGCTAGTGATTACGGCTTGTCTAGTGAGCAAATGTTAGCTAAAGTAAACACTGGTAAATTCTGGAATAACACACTTGCGAGGTATAAATAATGTCACACTTTTATGCAACAATTCCCACATCTAAGAGAGCAACAACACCATCTGCACAAGGTGATAAAGATACTGGTATTACCACTAACGCTGCATCATGGAAAGGCTGTATTGAGACTCGCCTGTACGAATATAAGGGACAAGATTGGTTTGAGGTCACAATGAAACCATGGAAAAACATTCACGATGACGATGCTGAACCTGTTGGAGACTCTGTTATATTGGCTAGTGGTTTAGTAGGCGATAAAGACTCGGTAATCTGGCCTGGATGTTGCCCCAACACTAGGATTGAGGGCAAAAGATACAGACTATAATCAATTGGTCTTGAATTGGCCCTTGATTGTTAATCATTCATGATATATAATCGAGGGTAATTCAGGAGCTTTATACACAAACACACTAGTTAAAAGGTTAATCAAATATGAGTAACTATGATGTTGAGATACACCCTGATTACGTTCATTTTAAGATAGATGAACCTAGATCAAATGGTGTATTATTCTATATTAAAGATTCTAGTGGTGATATATTAGCCACTTATTTAACTGATCTTGATTATCTAAATAATCTATGTAATGATATTCAAGCAGCTACACAAGACAGTAGACCAGGAGAAGAAGCCAATGGATGAGGGCACTATGATTTGGTATCAAGGGTCAGGTATATATCAGGATGGTATTAAAATAGCTGATATAGAAATGAATGAAATGATGGACTTGTTGACCCTACAAGGTTATACTATTATCAGAACAGAGGACAATGACAATGAATCCTAGATACTTAACTACTGAACCGCCCCTTGATCCACCAGAAGAAATAGACTATAATGCTATCAGAAGTAAAAGAGATAGCAAACAAGCTGATAATGTGGACCCTAGACACCACTTAGTAGAGCAGACTTACCACCTTAACCAACAATCCCAGGACGATAACTATGACTGACCTAGAGAAGCTGGAGTACGTACACAACACTGTTCAAAAGGTATTGCACCTTTGTTGCATTTATGAGATACCGAAAGACATGGATTACAGTTTTGACGATCAAATGATCGCCCAGGCATTGTCTTTTGTCGATGATTTATATGATAAAGAGGAAACACAATGCAGCTAGTCACTCAGAGGGTGTTATTTAAGAGGCTTAAAAAGAGAGGTGTCAAGCCTCGTAAGAACTCTAACAATCACTGGAAATGTCAGCTTGATGACAAGACAGTGAATTTATCAGACAGAAAGGAATACCCCCAGCATCTTGTTAAACATCTGTATACTGAGTTAGGTATTTAGGCTTTCTGCTGTACTGTTTTAGGGAAGCGTGCCGTTTGGCCTTGTGCTTATTGTTCTTTGCAACAAAGTTACGCCGTTTGGCACGTCTTACCTTGTTCTGTAAATGATGATTGTCATCCATATAAGGGTATATCTCCTATACATATACCGTTATGCGATAACTAATTGATAATAAAGGTTAAATACGGTATAGTTAAATTATAATACAGGTAGTATTACATCAACAATAACAATAACTTAGAGTGCAACGGTATATATATATGAGTCATATTTTATTAGAGAGGCTAGTAAGCCATGTAGAAAACTTGAGAGGGAAGATCTCACATGATATGGAGAAGACCAAATCCGTACCAATCGAAATCTATAAGAATAGATGCTTGCAAGCGGTGGAAAGAGTGAGTAAACTATCAGGAGTTTCCGATAAACAGAAAGACAACGCAAAAAAGAGGCTATTCAAAGTGTATATAGAACTTCAAGAGTACAGCGGTTCAGAGAGACAGGTCTGGGATCATGATAGAGAGACACCTATTGATGAGTTCTTCCCTGGTTTCGATGGTTCGGTAGTTGAGGCGTCATCAGCAGCAGCCTTCTCAGGTGGTCTAGGATTTAGTACAGCCAGAGGCTTGATGCTATCTGACGGTGTAGGGACGGTAAAGAACCCATACTACAGCGAGCTAAACGCTGCCAAGTGTGGCCCCCCTATGGATAGCTCTACCCACATCCACAGACATAAGCCAACAACCCACGAATGGAGAGTGGAGATGGCTAAACAGAAGAAAGAGGTACTTTCTAATGGTTGAACTAAAGAGATGCGAGGGTTACAAAGGGCATTGGGCGTGTTCGGATGAGTATCCAGATCACATGGTTCCAGTCAGTAGATTTGGCTCGAAGGTCAGTGACGCTTCCGGTCTGAGTGGAAAATGCAGAAGGTGTTTTAGATATCGCTGGTCACTTATACCAAAACATCCAGTTACTGGGGAAGTGAAGAATCATTGGAAGTATAGAATCGGCAAATTGCTAGGTGGTACCAGAGGTACGCAAGGATGGAAGCATTACCTAGACAAAGCAGAAGTTATGTGGAGTAAGGAGATTGTAGGTGCCATGCTAAAATCTGGGATGGATGAATTAAAGAAGTATCATGAAGAGGGGCTTGGTGTACCTATCGAAATACTCAAGTTTAAGAGCAAGAAGCCCAAGTTTAACCAAGGTCTTTACAAAAGCTCACCAGCTACACCCACAGACAGCTCAAAGGAGCCAGAGAGCAGGGAAGGGCCAGGAGAGGTGTATATATTTGAAGATGGGATGAAAATGCCTGGGCTAATAAAGATTGGAGCCACTAAAGATGTAGATAAAAGGCTACAAGTAGGCAATACCTGGGGTGCTTTCACCTGTCTGTACAAGAAAGAATTTAAAAGACGCTTTGAGGCTGAAGCAAAGATATTTGAGTTGCTTGAAGATTATAGATTGTATAGCGACAAGGAATGGTTTAAAATAAACACTGATCTTGCCATCAAGACATTAGAGGGTATGTATGAAGTGCAATGACTGTCATAAGGAAGCCAAACACTACAGCCCACTACATCTATGTGACTTTCACTATTCTGAAAGATTTAGTACGCAGTTCATGCCTGGGTTATGTAAGGAACTAGGGATAGAGGGTAAGGACATACATTTCAAAAAGCTATTTAAACATAACATGGAGCAAAGAGGGTTATGGAAAAAAGATGGAGAGAGTTTAGGGAGTTGGCACAAGAGATTATCAGAGGCTGGGACGGCGAGCAGACACTTATCCTCGTTGGGCTTGGCATTGCCGGAATGATCTTCTTTGCTATGTATGCCTGATGTCTACCTGGAAGCATTGCGAAAGAATGGTAGCCAAGCTCCTTGGTGGTGAAAGGACTGGCTGCAATGGTGAATCCAGACGTGATGTGGAGCATCCTCGCTGGTCAATTGAAGTTAAACACAGAAAAAGTTTACCAGAATGGTTGCATGATGCAATGAATCAGGCTATACTAGAGGCTGAACATAGAGTGCCTTTGGTTGTACTCCATGAGAAGCAGATGAAGTATGAAGACAGCTATATCTTGTTGAAATTAAAGGACTTTAAGGAGATCACTGATGAGTAGCAAGAAAGAGTTTCTGACTGAACTCGTAAGAGAAAATGACCTCGATATAAAAGAGGACATATTCAAGTTACAGTTAGGTGGTAAAGAGGTTGCTATCATCACCAGGACTGGTATCGAGAAGATACAGTACAACAACCACATCAAGGTTGAGTTTATGTGGATAGCAATGCAAAAGGACTACGCTGTTATTAAAGCAACAGCTACTAAAGGTGATGTAGTAATCGAAACCTTTGGTAGTGCTTGGCATGGTCAGGGTGGCAACTGTCACAGTAACTACGTTGCTGAGATGGCTGAGAAGAGAGCATTGGCAAGGGCTGTCCTCAAATTGTCAGGTGCTTATAAGTACGGTGTGTACGGTGAGGACGAATCAGATGACTTCAAAAACAAGGGAGCATAGTCATGGCTGCAAAGAAGCAAGCGGTAAAGAAGACAACAAAGAAGAAAGATTGGAAATGTAGTGTTAGTCAAGAAGAAATGTTAGCATTTATTAATACAAGTAGAGGTATGGCATCGACAGTTCTTGAATGCGGATCAGACTGGGCAAGCACCTGCCATGAGGTTCACGACAAGGCTGCTGATATAGGTAGAAAGTTAGGGTTTAAGCAAGAGAATTATTACAGTCAATTTACAATGTAGGGGGATATGGATGGAATTCAAAACAGAGTTTGGTGAAGAAACGTATAAGAACAAATACCAACAGTATCCAGGTGAAACCTGGGGAGATAGAGCTAGGACTGTGGTGAACTTTGTATGTGGTGACATGCATGGTGCTACGCATCCCCTAATGGATAAGGAAGATCAAGCAGAACTCGTTAAGTGTATTGAGAACTTTGAGTTTATGCCTGGGGGTAGATACCTTTGGTATGCAGGTAGGAAAGCTCCCTTCCTTAACAACTGTTATCTTCTCAGACTCTTAGACGATACTAGGGAAGAGTGGGCTGGCCTCACTCAGAGAGCTATGTCATGCCTAATGACTGGTGGTGGTATCGGAGTTGACATTTCCGTCTGTAGACCGAGTGGTAGAGTTTTGGAAAGGACTGGGGGAATATCCTCTGGTCCTCTTCCTCTACTCTACACAATCAATGAGGTTGGTAGGAACGTCATGCAAGGTGGAAGCAGAAGGTCTGCCATGTACGGCTCTATGGATTCAAGCCATGACGATATATGGAAGTTCTTACACGCTAAGAACTGGGGTGATATACCAGTGAAGGGTGCATTCAATGGGGATGGTACTCCCATGACTATCGCTGATGCTAAAAGGGAAGACTTCAACTACCCTGCTCCACTAGATATGATGAATATTAGTGTAAATTACAGTGATAACTGGTTAAATGGTAACGATAATGACGTTTTTATGGAGAACTGTAGGCAAGCTATGAAGTCTGGTGAGCCTGGATTCTCCTTTAACTTTGGCGATAAGAAAGATGAGACACTTAGGAACGCGTGCTGCGAAATAGTTTCGAGTGACGATTCTGACGTGTGTAACTTAGGCTCGGTGAACATGGCTAACATAGAGAGCATCGAAAGATTCAAAGAAGTAGTAGCGCTAGCTTCAAAGTTTCTAGTCTGTGGTCTTATGAGAGCTAACCTACCCTACGAGAAGGTTGGTCAAGTTAGACAGAAGAACTCTAGGCTTGGGCTTGGTCTGATGGGTGTACATGAGTGGCTTCTAACCAGGGATTATCGCTATGAAATGGTTGATGAACTTAAAAAATGGATGAAAGTCTATGAATCAGAAAGCAAAAGATCCGCTGACGCACATTGTAAGCAGTTTTATCTCAACTGTCCTCAAGGATACAGAGCAATTGCACCTACAGGGACTATTAGCATCCTCGCAGGAACAACCGGTGGTCTGGAAACTGTCCACTGTTTGGCATATCGCAGACGCTACCTTACAGATGGAACCAAATGGAAGTATCAATATGTCATTGACGGTACAGCCCAAGCACTCATCGACAAAGGAATCGACCCAGCCAAAATCGAAACCTCAATGGACCTCGCACAAGATGTGGAAAGGAGAGTAAGATTTCAGTATGAGATGCAGAAGCATGTAGATCATGCTGTCAGCTCTACCATTAACCTTCCACCCTGGGGTAGTGAGTTTAATAATGAGTCTCACGTTGATGAATTCTCTAGGATAGTTAGGAAGTATGGTCATGGTCTAAGAGGTCTGACCTTCTACCCTGATGGGTCAAGAGGTGGTCAACCTATACAGGCTGTACCTTATGAAGAGGCTCACGCTAAGAGAGGTGTGGTCTACGAGGATAACTCAGAGGAACAATGTTTATCGGGGGTATGTAACGTATGATGGAGATTTTAATAGCAGTCTATGTGACATATATTATACTGGGGTTATAACTATATGGGTTTTCCAAAGGATAAAAGGTGGGTCAGAAAAGTCTACACTAACTGGGTAGCTACCCTACCTTGCGTAAACTGTGGCTTACATGATGAGACTATAGTAGCTCACCACTTAAAGCATAGACATGCGCCTCATGGTGGTGGTATGGGGATGAAGGCTCACGATATTTTTACTATGCCTTTATGTTTTGAGTGTCATGCGTCTGCCCATCATGGGGATGCTAGTATATTAGACTTTCAAGCAGATTTTATATTTAAAACATTGACCAGAGCAATTAACTCTGATATACTTAACTGCGTAAAGGAAGAACCAAAGCAATTATTTGGAGAAGACTTGGATGATTAGTGATGAAAGAATGGAAAAGGCGTTGCATTACTTGGTTGATACTGACGATAGTGCTGCTAGTGCTCTCGCCTTGGTAAAGAAACTAGAGGATAACAAGAAGACAATTCTTGGGAAGGAGTATCTTCAGGCTGCTGGCACAGTTGCGGATAGAAATGCTATCGCTGCTACCAGTGATGTGTACCAGGATTACCTTGAAGAGATAGAGAATGCCTGGGCTGACCACAAATTCCTTGAGAACAAGAGAGCTACCGAGAAGATTGTGATAGATGTGTATAGAACTGTCAGTGCAAATCAGAGAAATGGCTGATCCTGAGTGGATGTATCATAAGCCAGACCCTTGGGTACAAACTTTAAACAAATGGGAGAGTAGAAAAGTGGAAGCATATGAACAGAAGGATAACGATGGGGTTGCCTTTACCAATAACAAGAAGCAAGAGGAGTGGCACGCTGACTTCACTGGTAAGGCTATGGTTGATGGCAAAATGTACTGGGTTGCTATCAGTGATAAGACTTCTAAGGCTGGTAACGAGTACAAGAAGTTGAAGTTCAAGCCTATGGAAGATCAGTATTCTTCCCCAGCTAGGGAACCCGCCCCCAAAGATGACATACCCTGGTAGGGTAGGCAGGGGTATAAGCTAAAAAGCCCGTCACGGGCATTACAGAGCCTCTCAGGGGGTATTATGACTGTAGTATACAAGGATGGTAGGGAATTTGATCTCGTTTATGACGCTGACAAACACTCCTACACCATAGATGGTAAGAAAATCCCTTCTGTTACTAGGGTTATTGATGCTTGCTTCCCAAAATACTTGACGGAATGGGCGGTAAAGGAAGGGGCTGACTTCTTTAGGCAGTCCCTAACCCAATACAAGTTAGCACCTACTGTTGAGTCTGGTACGTACATGCTACCTGCTAGGGTGGTAGATCATATCCACAATGGGATAAAGAGTGCCAGTCAGTATATTAGCTGGGAAGCTGCCCAGGTTGGGAACGCTGTACATGAGTGGATAGCTGGAGCAATCAAACTCAAGATTATGGGGGAAGACTCTAAGTTAGCTGGAGCTATCGAGGGGTTGGAACAAAACAATTGCATACATGCCTTTAAGAAATGGGCTTATGGATGTGATATTGAATGGCTAAAGGCCGAGGAGAAGATATATTATAACGCTACGCTGGATAACAACTACAGTTTTGCTGGTACTGTTGACGCTGTTGCTATGGTAGATGGGAAGTTATGTGTTATTGACTTCAAGACTTCAAAGAAAATATACAAGTCGTACTACCTACAAGTGGCAGCCTACGCAGCAGCAATACAGATGATGCAAGGGGGAGATTTGCCTATGGGAATAATACTAAGATTAGATAAAGAAACTGGAGAGTTTCAAGAGAAGAGATTTGACACTAAAGCTCACATTGATATGTTCTTTAAGTGTGTTGAGTTAAAGAATTGGAACAGTGCCAGGATACCAGAGGCTAAGTGGGACGCCTCTATTGCAGGTCCAGATGTATGAGTTGGGAGATAGAGTGGGGTAAGGGGAGTGCCTTTAACTTTGGTAGGGTAAAGGACAACCCCTTTGCTAGTGACTATCGTGTAGAAAGGTACAAGGATGATGAGAACAAGTGGAGATTTTTTATTTCTAATAGTAGAGAGTATTGCGCTTTCTACGATGGGAAGCAGTACCAGAGTATGGATGACTTAAACGAAGCTGCAATAGCATACATAAGGAGAAAATGGTAATGAATCTTCTGGTGATTGGTGATCCACATGCACACCCTGACTATGATAACTCTAGGTTTACTAAACTAGGGAAGTTTATAGCCAAGAAGAAGCCTGATGTGATAGTCTGCATAGGTGACATGGCTGATATGCCTAGCTTGTCATCCTACGATAGAGGGACTAAAGGTTTTGAGGGTAGGAGATATAGAAAAGATGTGGATGCTGTGATAGATGCACAGGAAAAGCTATTCGCTCCAATCAAAAAGATAAGAAACTACAAGCCTAAGTTACACATGACTCTAGGGAACCATGAAGACAGAATTAATAGAGCTGTCAACGTAACCCCAGAGCTTTACGGAACCATAGGTGTAGGAGACTTGAAGTATAAAGAGTTCGGATGGAAGGTGACACCGTTTAAAAAATGTGTTACAATTAAAGGTATCGTATTCAGTCATTACTTTACATCAGGTGTGGCAGGAAGACCGATAAGTTCTGTACATATAGGACATGCACTTGTGTCTAAGTTGCATTGCTCTGCTGTACAAGGACACTCACATTTGTATAACCATGCAGAACAAACAAGACCGGACGGACAAAAGATATTTGGTCTGTCGGCAGGATGCTACTCTCACCCTGAGTACACCGAATCCTGGTGTCAAGACACTGAGTACCAGTGGTGGAGAGGAGTTATCTTGCTAGAAGGTCTGGATAACGAGGGGTATTACAACGGCATACACGCCATTACACAAAGGGAGATCCTAAAGATGACTTAATCTCTGTTACATTAGTAACACAGCCCATGGGGAAGCAGGTGACTGCGTAACCTATGGGCTTTTCTTTTTTCTTGTGTTCTTCTAATGCGTCATCAAAGTCTAGGGTGTTACAAATCTTTAGTACCTTATCATCCTGGTACTCTAACCACCCCACAGAATAGAACGTGGGAAGATGACAGTCTTCTGCTGTCACCCATCCATCGTCAGATATTATGTCAACCCATTCTATGAGAACAAGTTTCTTTGTTTCTTCTTTCTCTCCAATGGGCCTGGAAGAATCCATCCCAACAACATTGGCAACGCGATTGATATTATCAGAAAGCATATTAAAACTGTCCCTCCGCTGCTGACCAGCGAACCTAGTAGACTCCAAAAATTATCAGGGGCGCACTCAATCATGCCCTGCTCCGTGTGCAAAACTGTAGCCTGTGGCTTGGCCGGACTCTTCAGTTCCGTCACCACATCTGTCACAAAGGCACCCGTCGTGGCTCCCAGTATCGGCGCAGCTACACCCCCACTCAATGCACTCCCCACAATGGCACCTGTCCCTGCCCCCAGACTGGTAACTCCTGCCTTCTTTAGTGTCGTACAAGATGCTAGGCAGCAGGTGGCGAGGACCACCAGCCAGATACAGCTCCGACGATAGCCGCTATGATAATTATTCCTAGTGCTGCATAAAACCTTTTCTTTCCTGGGCTTAACTCTTTCCATTTTTCCATGTCACCTCCTATAGTGTGAAGCTATTGCCACACCCACAGGATGTTGCTCCCGAAGGTGGGGTAAAGTGGAACGTAGGTCTAAAGGGGTCTTCAATCCAGTCCATTGTGGCGTCACCTAATAGCTCCAAAGAGGTGACATCTGAGAAGATCGTTTCTGACAGCATCTCTGCATCTTGTGGTAGAGATGTAGTTGGAGACAGCTTTATTTGATAGCCGGAACATCCGCCACCTTCTAAGTGTATCCCTAAGAAACCCTCTCCATTTAGAGTGGAGTCTACTTTCTGTTGGGCTGACTCCGTTATCGTCACGACAATTCTTCATTTAGTTTATGAACCTCATCAGAGACTTTGGATGTAAATATAAAGGGTAACAGTCCATGTGCCACAGCAGTCAACGACAAAAGAAGTAATCTCGTAGCCAATGTTATCGCGTACCATAGGTGCATACCCCAACTCATGTTATTTTCTTTTAGGTGACTCATTCTCCATTCCCATAAATTTTATCAGTTAATTTATCTACTTGCATTTCCAGTCTCTCAATCTTCAAGTCCTGCTTTACATCAGATGGCAGACTTCCTGATCCCCACTTTCCTGCTGGCCAAAGCTCTACAAAAGAACTGTTCTTGTCTACATCTTTAGACATCATCTTTATCTGGAAGTCATTGTGCTGGACAGCAGACTGTAAGGTAGATGCCCACCATACGATACCCGCTAACTGTACCAGTAAAGCAACACCAATAGTGACAAAGAATTTACCATCCATTAGTCGTAGGGGTTACCTTTCTGTTGTGACGGGCTTGAATTAGCCATCCACTCAAATATCTTCTCATGCTGTGTCATGATATCCTTGTCAACTTCTCTCAGGCCAGAGATTTCTTTACGCAACTCTTCTACCTTAAAGGCAAGAACATCCAAACCCTTAACGGCGTCCTCAATTTCACTTTGGTCAGCAACCAGCTTCTGAAGATTGTGGATTTCTATTTGACACATTTGGGCGTCCTTTTCCAACGCCTCAATTTGTTTCGTATGCTGCCCACCCTGTACACCTGCAACTCTTTCCACTTCACTGGATAGGTTACTCGCCCACCATATACCTGTTGCGCTCTGGACTATTAAAAATAGCAGTACCGTTAAAACTCTTGAGTCTATATTCATTGACCTAGCCACCTCGTAAACAAGGATGCACCTACACCGGATAACCCTACAGTTGCTAAGACTATACCGATACCTATGCCCCTAGTCCTTTCTAGTTGTTGATCTAACTTATCTAATCGTATGTTCTGTTCCTTTACCATTACTTCCAATGTGGATATTTGTTGGATTAGTTTACCTAACTCCACATCAGACACCTCGCTCACGTGTCTTGACCTTGATCGCTAATGTCCACCTCTGGTTCAGCCATCCCTTCTGGTCTAACGAACTCTCTCATATTTAAACCAGAGAATACTAGGCATGTCCTTTCTTGGTTCGTATGTAGCACAGCAGCCGTTTGAGTATTGGGGTTTTGTACCACAAATACACCGTTCTCTGGAGTCTCCTCGAATGTCATAGATATATGTACTGCATAATCTTTAGTCAACGCTTCCATCATATCACCTACTGTTGGTGTACAGATAACAGGGAAGGGCATCATGTGTTTGGTTGCATTCTTAGGTGGACCAGCAAACGCTGCTGCCGTCAGTGCAATAAATAGTAGTATAACTTTCATGGATTCTGAACCTGTCGTTTCTCTCGTTTAAGTTTCCGTATCTCTTTGATTATCTTATCCCTTTCTTTGTAGAAATCCTCATCTAACTCACCAACCCAATTGTTTTTAAGGTTTCTCCTTTTGGTGGACAGCTCTCGTATCTTCTTATCGTATGGGTATCCTCTCCTCTTCTTCAGCTTACGAGTGGACACTGGCGTCAATTTCAACCCTAGACCAGACAATAGAGCAGAGGTAACTGTATGATCGTCCTTTGTTTTACTGGTTCTACCAGCTCTAGCTCTGTCTAGTTTCTTCCCCGCATAAGATGGCATACCAGGAATAGGAAGGTTAGGTATAAACTGTTGACCGAGATACTTTAACCTTTCACCCTCTGGTATACCCCTTCCCCTAAATGGATCTATCCCCATTGCTGTATTAAACAATGCACCAGCAGCTCCGAATGAAGGCTGTGCAAACTGCGGTAATCCAGGTATTACACCAGGAGCTGACTCTCGCTGACCAAACATGTCAGTACCCCCAGGCAATCCTCTTGAGAAATTCACATACCAGTCATCAGGAGTATCTGGTGAGATAGCTTCCGGCATTTTTATCATACCACTCGGCATACCAGGGATTCCCATCAACGGCATACCTTGCGTTTCTGGGTCCATTAATGCTCTCTGCTTATCAGTTTTCTCTTGGTCAGGGGACATATCCTCACCCATCTGGTTAATTCCATGCCAGATTAACCCCCACTTTGCCAGCTTCCAAGGCTTCTTAACAGCAGTCTCAGCCAGTCGTGGGACTATACCATACATGTAGGCAATGAATGGGAATGGACCTTCCCTTAACCCTTCAAGTAGCGGAGAAGTTTTCTCGTAATCTACAAAGCCTTCCCTCGCTTCTTTAGCAGCTCTAAGTCCAGCATCATCTTTGCTTAGACCTTTAGCCATATAGTCAGACCTAAGTTTTTTGTACATACCTAGCCTAAACACATGGTCTTCCATCTGATATAAATTTAACATCCTATCGTAAGATTGGTTTTTCGTCCACTTACCAACTGTCTTAACTATGTCAGGAACTTGAGCTATAAGTTCATCGAGAGCCTTATCCCCTTTATCACCTACAGAGAACTTTCTAACCCCCGCTTCGTAAGCATTCAGTATAGATTCATGGCCTCGATTCATTTCATGGGCAAGCACGCCACCACCAAATACCCCATCATCCAAAGCATCTTGGTAGTCACCCCCCTTCGTCCTTAAGTCTTTAGCAGCAGATAATAAATCCTTTGCCTTTCCATCATACGCATCGTACATGTGTATATTAGACAAGACGTTATTGAAATGTGTAGCAGGGTTTAAGCCGGTCTTTGTCTTCTTCCAAAACCTATTTAAAGCTCTGTACTTTATCTTCTCAAGAAATGGGATGATACCACCTCTTAAATTCTGCACTCTCTTCAGGTCTTGGTAAACTTCTGGAGTTACATACTTACCATGTAAGTCACCAAATATTTTAGCCTGAGAGTCTGGAAAGTTCTTACTTGATATAAGTTTTGTAAACTTACCATCATCTGAATCAGACCAATACCTACCATAGTTTCCATCATTAGCTAAGTCTCTGAAGAATCTATAGGCAGCTACATCATTAGCCATCAACCTACCAGTCCTGTCTAAAGCAAACGCAGCATCAGTTATCTCACCTCTCTCTGCTCGTTCGGCTTCAGTATAGTCTCTACGAACCTCTATAGTCCCATCTTTTGTAGGCTTTCCTATAGGCTCCCATCCAGGTTCTCGATCTGGGAATCTACCATCCCTAAAGTTTTGCACGCTGATAACTTTCTTTATACCACGCATTCTAAGTTCATCACCCATAGTGGATATTTTTTCACCAGTGCTTTTAAACTGTCTCCAAAATCCAGTCTTCGGTCTTTTAAAACTACGGTGCATGTAAGTATCTACATTCTTTTTAAATACTTCAGGATCAATAACCCCAAAATCTCTAAGCTCTTCACCATACTTCGTCACTAACTCCCTTATCTCATCCCTAACACCAGTAAGAGACTTGCTAATTGGAGCAGCTTCGTTAGTAAGCATTTTATATAAAACCTTTCTCACATCTTCAGGTTCTTCGGCTATACGCCTTACTATGCTATCAAACTCCCTATGTATCCTACTTCGGTCCCTCTTTACCCCACCTTTCATGGAAAGATAATTGTCATCAAGCCTAAAGTCAGGTATAGCAAACCTACCTACAGCAGCCTTTAAGTCTGGATTAAGTCTTAATGCGCCAGCACCACCTGCTCCTAACGTTGCTCCAATAACTGCATTCTTCATCCTATCAGAGATAGGTGCGTCCTGGTCATAGTTATACCCTATAAGACCACCACCTGCTCCTGTGCCTAGCTCTGGATGGGTTGTCATGGCCTTCCATGCAACCTCACCTACTGGAGCATACGCTTCCTTACCCTTCCCATACAGAGAGGATATAGCTCCACCTACTGGCTTTACTGCTGCACCGATAGCACCACCCATAGTACCACCAAGCAATGCTTGTTCACCCCTAGTGATCGAGCCTTCACCTATCAGGGACTGTGCTTCTGGATCAACGTAGCCAAGCGCACCTATGGTAGCACCTGTGCCAGCACCATAGCCAGCCAGTTTACCAATAGCTTTTATTCCTGTGCCTACATTCTTTAGTTTAGCTACAGGTAATGCCCACCCCACAGGGTCAGCAAGAAGACCGCCAAAGTATGCAGCGGTTACACGCCCACCATACTCAGGATGCTCCATAAGCTCGTTGAGTTTGGCTTGCTTCTTAGCCATCTCCTCTTCATCACCAATACCTGTGAGCTGACCAACACCTCTAGTAGTATCAAAGAATCCTAGCTTACCAGCATACCACATAGCATCTGATGCAGACATCTCATCATCACCCTCTGCCTGTTCCCAAGGAAAGGCTAACTTAGAGGCTTCTTTCTTCTCCCAAGGAAAAGGTATATCAGCCATTAGCTACCCCATCTAGCATCTAGTGCAGCATTTATCTCTTCATCCGTCTTGTCGCTCCAAGCAGGATCATTCTTTAGAATAGCAAATGCTTCTTCCCTAGTCTTTGGCTTTCCTCCACCAGCACTAGTCTTTAACATTTCCCTAGCTTCTGCTATAGCGTCCCTATAAGAATAGTCTGCACCTTTAGCTGTTACTAACCATCTAGCTAGATACTCTGCACCAGCTTCACCACCCAGCTCTACAGCCCTGGACAGAACGCGCTCCCTCTCACTGTTCCTTCCTGAGTATCTCTTGTCAAGAGTAGGATCAACTCTCCTATACCCAGGTTCTGGAATAGAATCTTCTGGCCCAGTATAGGTATCACCAGTATCTGGATTAATAAAATTAACCATCTTTTCCTTCGGAACATGCCCAGTAATTTGGGCAGCTATGTCTACAGGGATCTCAGCCTTGACAAGACGATCAAATAGTTCTTTAGCATTTTTATAAGGCTTACTGAACACAGCTTTATTAATCTTAGCTATGTACTCATCATCTTTAAACTCTTCCTGATCTTCTATATCCTTACCAATCTGCTCTAGAAACTTATCTCCAGCACCCTTCTCCATTAGATTTAGTATAGCAGCTTGTGAAGTGGCACCAGACAAAGTATCAAAATAGAATCTCCTACGATCAGCTATAAAGTCTAACCCTGTTTGCAATCCTCCAGGTGTCCAGGTATCTGCTGGCGGGGTAACCACAGCTCCACCGCTACCAACTTGGTCAACACCAGGATCAACAGGTGGTGGTTCATCAGCTACAGCTACAGGGTTATCCCTATTCTTTAGTAAGTTATACGCCCCATAACCACCCATCCCTAAAAGGGTGAGTAAGTCACGTGGTTGTCTAGGTCCGGTCAATGCTGGGTTTTGAAGAACCTCACCTTCCACTGTCTTCCTTGTTCTAGGCGTACCCCTTGGAAAACCTACCGATTGTTTAGGGCCACCTAAAAGACCACCTCCTACAACCCTCCGTAACATGCCAGCAGGTGCAAAAGGAATCGTATTCTGATCCATACCAAATCTCTGTAGATTCTGGTTTAAGAAATCCTTATCCCTTAAAAGCTCTCTAATGTTAGCCATATTAAATCCTCTTTAACCTGTACCCTCTGGACTGAGATCGGTACGTCTTTGGTGATCTTTTCTTTTTCTTATAATAACTTATTGCCTTTACCTCTGGCTCTTCAGAGGTTTCAGCCAAGAGGTCTGACAGCATCTGGCTTCTATAGGCATTCATTGCCTCTACCTCTTCTTCTGTGGCTATGTCAAGAGGTGGAACAAACGTTCTAGTTTGCACTCTTTCTGGTAACAATGCTGCCCCACCACCCCACTTCGCACCTGAAGCCAATGGGTCAGACAATGGCTGAGACTGTATCTTTGGGCGTGGGGTCAATGCGCGGGTCTGAACATTAGCCTGTGTATTCGGCCCTTGATAAACTGGAGAAGGTAGGTTAGCCATAGCATGTTGTGTATGTGCAGCCTCACCACCATCTTGGTTGCGACCCCTATACCAGTTAGTCATCATAGGTTCACCAGCTCTGTTAGTCCTTATATCAGTAGGTCCGGTAGGAGTTCTCTGGCCTGACCAAGTTCTAGGCATACGATCCCATCGTTCCTTGTCAAAGAGGTCACCCATCTTAAACCCTCTAAACGCACCAGGACGGTGACCAGTAAGAAGACTCATAAGACTAGCCATTAGGACCAGTACCTCATAGGCATGTAGTCAGTAAATGGCCTTGATGACGGACCCCAAGCACCTGCTCTTGGTTGGTCAGGATAACGAGGTGCAAAAACATTAGCTAAACTAGCCATAAACCTTTGGTTCTTCAAGTCTTCAGCTCGCCTCTTCCAATCGTAACGCTCCATAGCTTCAGTATAACCCTGTTGATCTGTAGTAGTATACTCTGGATCAAGACCAGCAGCTTCAGTAATGGTTTGGTAATCCGCTATATTAGGAACACCACCACCACCTTGAAGTTGAAGCCATCGCTGGTACTCTTCTTCTCTAGGGTCCCGCTGAAACCCCAACATATTTAATATAGTTCTTTTATTCATAAACTGCCTCTTTATAGCTTACTATAATCAACGTGCTTTATACCTGCTATCTCAACTACAGCTTGCGGATGAGTCTGTTCAACCTCTTGCGCCATGACGCTCCTATACCTAGTATCATCACCTATGTAATTGAAAGTATAGGCATTATGATCTTTCCATTTACCTGCTGGCGCTATGTTTTCTTTTACTCTTACATCAGAGGTAAACAAAGCTGGGTTGCCAGCTAACGCTGCTGCTATACCCATCATTGGGCTTGGGCCACCAGCTCCAACAGCTTGAGATGTGCCACCATACTCTCCAGATATACCAGCAAGATAGTTCTGCAATCCCGTTATAGGAACCTGGGACTGATATTCGTACCTCTGCATATCTCGATCTATTGCAGCCTGTTCCATAGCTCTTTGCTGACCACCGACAGCAGATGCAGCATCCGTCATTGATAACGGTGCTTGAAGAGTAGAAGGATACTGACCTAACGCTCCTCTTGTAGCATCAGCCCCAGACATACCATAACCCATAGCTGCCTGTTGTGCGCCTAACCCCATCTGTGCAGCATCCATCCTACGGTTCTGCGCCTGTTGGTAAGCATCAAATTCAGCTCTAGCTAGGTTATCTGATATCCTCTGCTGTGCAGCAGCGACTGCATTAGCTTGTAATATATCACCTCTAGTACCACCACCTGCTTGATTCTGTGTTATTGCTGTGCGTAGACCAGGAAGAACCTCACCAGTCAATTGACCCATAGCTTCAGTTCTATATGCGTCTGCTAATGGACCAAATACGTCAGTGTTCACCTGACCCGATAATAAGTCTCCATACTGAGAGCCAGAGAATGGTGTATAACCTGCGTACTGATCCTGAGTTAGAGGTGCAGCAGCTCCAGCTCCGTACCCCATTGCTCCTTGACCGTAATCAAGCATACCACCTAGACCACCTTGAGCAGCTCCCATGAACTGTTCTGTAAGAGGAGATGTAGAGTAAGTAAGCGCAGCCTCTTGTGCTGCCTGTTCTGCTGGAGTAAACCCTGCAAGAGTTGGTAAGTTAGGGTCAGTGACATAAGAGCCAGTAGCTGGGTCTAAGTAAGTCCCGTAATAAGCTGGTTCCATAGCTCCGCTAGAATACAAATCCTCGGACCGCTGAAAGCCTGTCTCTAGGTAGGGTTTCTGTTGTTCCCAAGGCTCTGTTCTTGTTGTTTGTACTTTTGATCCACCTGACATAATATTCTCCTACTCTGGAATTAGTTGTACGCCAACTAACATATGCTGTACTACCCTACCATCTTTAGTTCTTCTATCTCCTACCTTACCTGGAAAATACGGGAAGTATTCGTACTTATCTATATCTGATTCGTAACCACTCTGCATCCACCCAGCATCATTATCCCAAGAATATCTGGGGTAAACATACTTATACCCTTCTACATCAGGCATGGGTAACCCTGCGGTTCCTATCTTTGTGGCTGATGACCCCAAGTCTATAGTATCACCTAATGAGATATTGGGGTTAGTTTGTTTTATGGTAGGTAGGATTCTACTAGGATTATTCTGACCAAATGTTTGCCAATGCTGTTTACCCCAATCCACAATATTAGGTATAGTATTAGACTCATCTCTAAAAGCAGCTAACAAGTCAGGATAGTTTCTAACATAGTTACCATATATTGTACCGCCTGTCCGTACAGGGTTCTTGTATGTAGGCATTGGAGCTGGCGCAGCACTTCCAGGTGTGTAACCTAGAATTCCAGCACCCCCTGATGCCCCACCCCATATACTCGGATAGCCTGTTTCAGCAGTACCCCCTAATAAACCTGGTTTTGTTAAGGCCATTATTGCATCCTCGGTTTCAAATCTTTTGTAATAATATCATAGGAATGTTTCCAGTCCTTTAGTTTTCTAGTCATCCCTTTCCTTGTCCATGCTTCTAGCGCAGAGCACTGATGACTTAGAGCATACCCTTCTACTGATGGTAAGAAGTCATACCATAAATTCATGTCCTTACCAGCAAGGGTAATAACCCTAAGTATCTTCTTTCTTGGATAAGTGATGATCTCTGTTATCATAGCAGCTATCACCTTATCATTCTTCATAGCTACCCAAAGTCTTAGATCGTCATTGTCTAAATGCTCTACAAGGTCTTCAGTAAGAAGCTCACCTTCCGAATGCTTTAAAGCTGAATCCATTAAGGGGGCAACCTCATCCCAAACATACTCTATGTCTTCTTGAGCGACAAGTACAACCTTGCACTCCCCCATTACAACACCCCTAGATTTTGTTTCTTCTACAAGTTTACCCATGATGTCCCATTATAAAAGTAAATTCCCTCACCAGACCCTGGATTCCAATCGGTCCCATCCGCATACCGTATGTCACCAGTGCGTGGCTTGGAAGGTTCTATGTGCGTCCTATCTATTCTAACCAAAGACTGGTTTAGTATTATATCCCCCAATCTTTTTAACTCACTAACAACGTAACCACCGAGATCCTCAACATTCTCTGGTAGTGGTCCTGGCTCGTACCGGACCACACTTGTCTCTACACGATCAACATAAGTAGCCATTATACGTGACCCCTACCACCCCTCTTACCAGCACTTTTCACCTCAATCGTATATCCATCTAGCTCCCACTCCATATCCGTAGTAGACTCAAACTTAACTGCATATAGTTTTCCAGTCCCTCGAACAGATACTTTAGACTGTGTATCAGGGTCAAATACAACTGGATCACCCCAGGTTACACCACCCTGCGTACTCATTTGGGTTCCTAGATAAACATTAACAGTATTCGTGCTGCTAGTGGACATCTTAGGCCAGATAGAAGAAATATGTTTCACAGAGGTTTGGTCCGGTCTTCCCTGTTCATCCAACGATAACCCTGTTCTCTCAATATAAGACGACATGTTTGTAGTATCTTCCCTATTGCCAGACCTATCCCTATACAACTTTGTATTCGATGGGTCAGCAAATAAAAGAACCTTATCCTGAAGATCATAACTCATTGTCCACGGACCATCAATAGTATTCCAATACGTAGTCGTATCAGCCCATGTGGTTGCTGTGGTGGGGTTTCCTACGTTACCGTAACCCATATGCGCTACATCAGGTAAATCTCTTATACAGAACGTATTAGTAATATAATTCCATACTATAGCTTTGTTAGGTTGGTTGCTAGGTGCGCCATCAGCGGTGAAGCAGAAGAGTATCTCAGTCCTGCCATAATCAGCAGCAACAAAACACTCACTTACCCTAGCGCCATCAAGCGTGGTGAAGACATACTCCTTTAGCTTCTGCGGAAGTATAGGCTTTAGTCTCTGACCATCATTGATGTAGAAGTTACCCTTACCAAAGATAGCGTGACCACCATCAAACTCAGCTACACAGTTCTTAGCTATTGCTCCAATTGTAGGAGATAACTGTCTGAATGAAAAGATAAAAGGAGTGCCAACAAAACTCATTGAGTAGGTAGCATCTTCCTTATATATCATAAACGTGTCTCTTAACTGAAGACCGTCCTGAATATCACCCTTGGTATCTGCCAACTCGAACTCGCCAGCATCAACGGTACTCGTAGTTTCATTCCATGAGGACGGAACATCCTGTATACCAGCTTCCGTACTCCACTTCACAACTCTAGGATAAGATACACCACCCCTCTTTATATTGAGAGCAACCAAGAAAGATCGAAATGCACGCATAGACTTACAATAAACATTAACAAATGCAGGTGCGTTATCTAAATGAGTAGCTGCTGTAGTCCCGTTCTCTCCTCGCCCTATACCAGTAAACTTTGTAGCTGTTTTACCTGTATAAGAAATATCTTCAGTACCAACTGTAAAGGTTCCTGAAGTTGGGAAATCTTCCGTAGAATCTACCACAATCTCATCAGGGCTAGGAACTCCAGTTCCTGTTATAGCCCCATTCAGTAAAGTAAGACTGGGCCAATAAGATAAATCCTGCATAAGAGTGCTAGATAACGGTACACCATTTGTTAAAGCCCAATACTGTGGTTTATCAAAGTTGTTGGTCAAAACAAGAACACCACCAATGATGGTAGAAGTCCAGTTCTCACCTGCTGTAGCTGAATAAGCCCCACTAGATCGTGTAATGTTGTACCATTTAGTAGCTCTGGTTACGGTAGCGTCATCAGAGTGGAGTGCGCCATCAGTGCCATCTGCTCCCCTACCAATAGTCCCTGCAAACGTAGTAGCAGTCTTTTCGGTATAGCTTATATTTTCTGTTCCTATTGTTATAGTACCAGAATCCTCGAAACCATCTGTGCTATCTACAGTAATATCACCAGTACCATCTGTGCTTGCAATAGCGCCATCCAGCAAAGTAGAAGAGTTAGTATTGTCATACGCATAGATAGCTGTAAGACCACAAGCTATCCAGAACTCCGGCTCTCCTAGAGTAAGCTGCATAAGGTGGTAAGGTGCAACAGGGCAGGTCTTCATTACCTCTGAATAACCAGGGGTTTTCTTTATAGAGCCTTCCTCTGTTTTTATGTTATTACCGTCACTCCAGACATTAGGAGGTAGCTGCCAAGGAGAAGTCTCCTTAACTATACCTACCTCACCTACTTTATCTATAGGAATAAATGCCATTACGCAGGTTCTTCGGGCCAGCCTTCACTAATGTTGTAAGCCTTGATTGCGTCAAGATCGGCTAGACCATCTATCTCACCTTCCTTCTCGTTACTCTCAGCTCTGATAGCTGTTCTGTAATTTTTCCAATCAACAGGCATAGCCTTCCCACCATCCGCTTCACGATAAGTCATCCAATCTGATCCTGATAATTTACCAAAAGCCATAGAATTTACTTCAGCCTTCATGGTTGTCTTCAACACATCTACAGACTTCGGTGTTGCTGCATAACTAATGACAGTCTCGCCATCTACTAGAGTCATAGACTCTGCACCAGTGTTGTAATACTTCTGATCTACATGCTCTACTCGCGCAGGAGTAATTCCTAACTCAGCCAGTTGCGCCTTACTCCATTTGCGGAATATCTGGCGAGGATGAGTTACACCATTAATCGTTATTTCTTTTGGTGTCCGTATGACACCTAATGTATCACTGTGCCACATAATTTACCTCGCGTTTGAGTATTTGAATGGTGATTCTGCGAATGCTATCCATATATAATTACCAGTATCATTCCACTGCCCGTTTGTTCCCCTCATTTTCACCCCATTAGATACAAAATCAAATATCGGTGTAGACGTTACATCTGCATCAGAAGATTGTGCTTTTAAGTATGGGCCAGAACCAGCGTTGTAAGGGTATCGTTTGTTGTCCACAATGGGCCAGCCGTTGTAACCACCATAAGAATCTATATCCTTAAACATTATGTAAGCAGGCTTAAATCCGCAGTACAAAAAACTTCCATCTGTATTACCATTCATAGTGGTTACGCTTACCTTTGAGTAGCCTTCTACTGAATGGAAGCAATAAGCTATACAAGTATCTCTATTAAGATTAGTTTTATCTCCCAAACTAAATACAGTTGATGTAGGTTCAGCATCATTAAAGTATCCGTCAGAGTCTGCTGGTCCATCAGTGGTGTTTAATATTAAATAATCTGTAGCATCTATTGTTTTATTGTAGACAGGCCAAAATAA